CCTTAACGTATTCACCATTAATTTCAACTGTGTCTCCAATGACAGTAGTATACTGCGCATTACCACCTCCAAGAGAACCAGAGTCTGGCAAATGATTGACTCCTAGAAGATAATTAACCTTGCCCTTGTAATGGGTTAATTTTGGCTCATCTCTTGTTACAGAAGAAACATATGCGTTGTCCATCATAACTATAAATGGATTAAATTCAATGATTGGGCGTTTAGCTTGGTTTTCTGTCTTTAAGACTGACTTGATATCAAATGAGCTATTCAATTCTAGAATGTATGATAATGTCTCTCTATGAACCCAATAGTTTGCACGTGACCATGCAGACGAAATTTCGTCAGAATTATTAATAACTATATAATCCTTTTTATTATTAACAGAAAACTCTCCAGATATTTTGTCTGTATGTGGTACTACGCTAGTATAGACTTCTAACTCCAGATCGTATGTCTCTGAAATATCAGTAACTGAAATTGTCGTTGTTAAAATTTTAAAACGTATATTTTTTCCAACACCGGTTACCAGATATACATTATTAATAATGTCTACTGGCCATCTGCTACCAACAAATTTTACGATCATACCATTATGTAATGTTATTGGACCGTCAGTTGTTGTAAATGATGCGAATGGTCTGCCAGCGTATACAACAGTAGGATCCAGAATTTCTGGAGCACTATTATCAATTATTTCAATTATTGGCAATATAGGAGCCCAGAAATACTGACTGTAATTTAAGAACTTATCAATATTGATGGGTGGAGCAAAAACATATGCTTGACTATTATATGCGCCATTGAGAGAATAGTTTTCAAAATTGTAATTGATATTATTAAGGATATCATTGCCTGATATATGGTCTACCACAACGTCATTAAATTCAGAGACAATTGCTGCGCTTAGTTGATTTTCGTATCCAGTGTTAATATATACATCGTCGTATTTGTCCAGTACTTCTCCAGTATATTTTCCTACAAAGCCATGAATATCTTCAAGATCTCCTTTTGAAACCATCCGATTTAGTGTAGCGTCTAACCATTTACGATTTAGCGGAGTTCTAAAAGTCTTAGGTAAGAATTCAGATGTATCAATGTTTACTACTGGTCGTCGACCTGCTCTAGTTTTGTTTACCGCTTTTTCGTTATTATCTGATTTAAAATCTGACATATTCTTATCCTATTGCTCTAATATTTTCTTTTGTGATTGAACTTATAATTTCTATATCACTTAGTGATACGTCTGGTATAAACAGCTCATCACTCATTGGTGTGATCTGGAACAATGTTCCAAACACACTGTTTTGATCGTCTGGCACAATAACAAAACTACTTACAATATTGGTCATATTCTTATGGATGTATGATGCTAATTCAGTAAAATAAAATGTTTCTCCAAAATCCCAATTTCGTGTATCAAAAAAATCGTATACTAATTTTAGTATCATTGATTTAATATCACTGTCAGTATACTTTGTTCCGGCTACCTTTATAACTTTAAATTTTGCCCGTAAATCATATGATGCTTTATTACCAAACAATACCTTATACTTAACCGGTCTATAAATTACGGAATCACTGATTGATTTTTTATATGCAACATCGGAAAATTGTTGATTTAATTCATCTATTGTTGGTGAAAGTGGCTCACCTGTAAAATTTGAGTCATTAAATAGCCAATTTCTATAAATTGTATCATACGAATTAGTTAATACAAACACATCTATTATATTACTAAAACTAGGATCTATTAATTCATTTACAGCAGGAATGTGTGTCCATTCAAATCTTTGATCAGCTATTTGAGTATTTTCTCCGCCAACAATATCAGTAAATGATTCTGGATTGTCAGGTCGTGAGTTTTCATCATCATCTATTAATGACAAATTAACACGGTTTGGGGTGAAATATCCATTTTCGTCAACATCGTATCCGTATACATAAAATTTCTCAAATTCATTTCCTTCTCTAAAACACAATATGGTGTCTCTTACTTTTTTCTTAGTATATCCATCAAGTCTGTATTCATTACTGGTATTACTAAATCTTATTTGAGATGATTCCAATACATATCTTACCCCACGCACTGTAATACTATAGCTAAATCTACTTGTCTCGGCATTTGTGTTACCAGTGTATTCAAAAAGGATCATCCAGTCATTAGGTTCGTTACCATTAAAATTATATTGCGAAGGAGCAGACGAAATAGTTGGATTGATCGCTGTTTGCCATGTACCATTAAATGGTTTGTATTTGATGACAAAATTTCTTTTGTTTTCTATTTCGGTCAGGATTTCTGTTTTTTCATCTGTAGTGAACTGTCTAGAAAATGCCATATATATAATTTCAATCGTTGATCCAGTAGGCACTTCAACATCAAGAGTGATTGCGCCCTGCCCAGTGGTTGTCAAACCGCTTGGGTTTCCAAGATTATTGTCAACACCCAACCCGTTAGCAAACATTTTAGAAACACTTGCCCAGTAAACATTGTTACCATTAACAAATTTTACCATTGCCCCAGGTTGTAGGAAATATGTATAAATGCTTTCATTATTATTTCCCACCACATTGGATGTTGCGTCCGTAATATATCCTGTCATGCCGTCGTATGTATTCCAATAGAAAACTCCAGGGAAGGCATCCCTAGTGCTTAAGAAATAATTTATATGTTTATCATAATACAGTGATAGCAATTCATGATCAGACAAAAGTGGCTTGACATAATTCTCAAATATTGAATAACTTGTCAGGCTATTCGCAACATCAGTCTTTGTATTGTCGGCTTTTTTTAATAAGCCATCTGTAGCAAATAGTCTAACTTTACCATATTCACCTGTTGGATCTTTAAGATCAAGATGACGAGTATGGCCACTGTGTGTTCTGTTTATGCTTTTTGATTTAATTATACCTGTACTCAGTGATGATATATAATTATTATAATCATCAGCAGTGATCATTCTATCCTGCGCAGAATATATTTTTGGTGCGTTTTCTCTTATATCGTCAAGTGACTCTGACACACTAGCGTTTGATACACTTTTCTTAAGTTGAACTGTAAGTGTTAGAGTGTATATATTTCCATCGATTCCAGTATACTGGAGATTTATTTTCTTTGATCCAATGTCATCAGGACGCAATACATATGTTGAGTTTTCACTAACTCTATACCATACACGAATAAGATTTTTAGGTAAATTTCCGAAATGTCCGTCTGCAAACAAAATACTTATTTGATTATTTTCACGAGTTTTTACAGCAAAAATATCTCTACTCGTAGTGTTTTCATCTTCCTTAGATGACACACTGTATATTTCGTTCAATCCCCAAACGTTATCAACCTTTTTCCAATTCTTAATAACATTTCCATTGTCGTTAATTGATTGTACCCAGACGTCTTTATTATTCACATTGTTGACGTTAACGTCAAGAGATAAATTTCCTATAGGTGAGTCAATACTAAAATCTTTAAAAGCAAGCGAGCCTTGCTTAAAGTTTACAAAAAAACCACTACTGTCACTATTAATTCCTGTACCATCATTTCTAAAAACAATATTAAATGCTTTAGCAGGATCAGGATCTGATTCTTCTAATGTTCTATTCAAAAAGTTATAATCTACACCTACAGCGTTGAATGGCCGTTTGCTGCCTGATACTGCACCTGATAATTCAAAAACAATTTGATTTGAGGTATTGTTAAAACTATAAATTTCGGTAGTAACACCATTGATTCCTACCTGTGATCTTGGATTTCCAAATTGATTATTTTGTGCTAGTGCCACGTTTAGTACAGTAATAAAGTCATCAATGTTATTATTTTTTGAATTTTCGTAACGAATTTCCTTGCCTGCCAGTGTTGTTCCACTACCACCAAATACATCTTCATTTGTTTTTACGCTAACAATTTTTAACTCGCCACTGGCTGGCATATTGCGGCGCGGGTGATAACCTAAAAATTCAGCTAGTTTAAAAACTGAATCTTGTCTTTTAGCAGTACTTAAAAAGTTATCACGTGCATTCAAATCAAGTCTAAATGCCAAGTTATGTCCAAATTGAGCTACAACATCAAGCAATGCTACAAATTCACTGGATTCAATCCAGTCATTAAAACTTTCGGGATAATTTGATTTAATGTATTCTACCATTGATTCTCTAATGGTGTCGAAATCAAATGCCTTAAAGTTTGCGTTTAGATAAGAATCATAAACAGCCATATAATCTTCTGCTGCAAATAATCTTGTTTGTCTTACTCGTTGTGCCATCTTTTTGTCTCTTATAATACTTCGCGATCAAAATCAATTGATAGTTGTGTAACTTGGCTCAGTGGAATATAAGTTAAACTCATATTAACTGTTACCTTGTGCTCGCGTTCTATAACATCTATACTACTACTATCCAAAACGAATCTTGGATCATAAGCAACTACACGTTCAACATCTTGTTGAATTAATTCAATAGTACCTTCGTCAAGTGGTTCGAAAATATAATGCGATATATAGCTACCAAAATCAGGCAGTGTCCATTTTTCACCTG